CGGAATGCCACGTGGACGCAAAGACGTTCGCCATGCCGTGAAAGAATCCGTAGAGCCATTGATTGAGGTCGGCCCACGATTCCTTCATCTGCCCTTTGACGAGTTCCCACGCTTCCAAAATGGAGTAGAACGCCGTGACGCCAGCCTTGACCATGCCGGTCGAGAAACCCGACCAGATGACCTGTAGCTCTTGCGTCCCTTGCAACCATGCGAGCTGTAGCCCCGACCACAGAATCTGAGCGGCGAGCCCGATGTCACCGGCGGAGAGTGCATCGCCGATGCCGCCGAATGCTTCCGTGGCGGTGTCTTTCAGCTCGTTAAACTTCTGGCCGAGCCAATCCAGCGCTTCCGCGCCATACCCGGTCGTGTATGCGAGGTAAGCGCCGAGGCCGATGATGAGGCCACCAATCAGAACGATCGGGTTCGTGAGCAGAAGCAGCGAGGATTGAACGAGGGCAAAGCCGGTTCTGAGACCAGCGATCGCTGCGCCAACAAGCTGAATGCTCAGGCCCAATCCGATGATGGCCGACCCTGCGGCTACCAAGGCCGCGCCGGCGGCCAACACTGCGATGATGAGCGGCCGGTGCGCCGCGGCCCATGCAATGACCGTGGCTAAGACTTTGGTGGCTGCGGTTGCGAATGGCTGCAATGCCTGGGCAATGGCCGCGCCGACTTGGAACGTCACGGCTTTGATTTGCTTCCACAGGTCGTCGAGCGTGTCGCCGAACACCGTGGCCGCCTGAGCGTCTTCGGAGCTGATGACAACGCCGAGTTCTTTCGCTCGCCGCGTCAGCTCGCCAATGCCGTCCTTGCCTTCTTGGATGAGCGGCAGCAGCTTCGTGCCGCCCTTGCCGAATAGCTCCATCGACAACGCGGCCTGAGCGCCAGCGTCGTGAACGTCAGAAAGACGGTCAGCGATTTCGAGGAATTGTTCGTCGGGGGATAACCCCTTCAAATCCTTGGCGGTGAGGCCGATCGAGGCCAACGCTTCTTGCGCGCCTTTGCTCCCCATCTCCGCCTCGAAGATGGCTTTCTCCATCTTCTTGATGCCGCCTTCGAGGTCTTCAAACGATGCGCCGCTTTGCTCGGCGGCATATTTCAACGCCGACAGGCTCTCGACGCCCACGCCCGTTCGCTGGGACGCTTTGTTGATCTCGTCCCCCATCGCGGTGAACCGTTCCGCCGCGAGCAACAGCGGCGCTGTGATGGCCGCCCCGATGCCCGCCAGCTTCTTGCCAATGCCAACGATGGAATCGCCGAACGACTTGAGCCGCTTCGCCAGCGCATCAAGTTCCTTGCCGATGTTCCCTTTGAGGAATATTTCGACGTAGGCTTTCCCCGCTCTGATTTCCCCCGCTGCCATTCCCCTTGCCCCCTGCCTGCTATTTAGTTGTGGATCGCGTTAGCGAATAAGGACGGCGCTTTGGCCGATTCCTTTTCGAGCGCCGGCAGCATGAACGGGTTACCCCGATAGGTTGCTCGTCGGCCTCGATAGTCTGTGGTGGTTCCGCCATGCTCTAAGAGGTCAGGCACGGTCGGATTCCGTCGTTTGAAAAGCTGTGGGCCAACGACCATTGATTCGGTCTGCTCGTCGTAGCCGAAGTAAATCAGCTCTTTCAGTTGCCCCGCGTGGCTATGCGGCGGATTGCCTGGCTTGGCCGCCTTCTTGCCCGGTCGGATTAACCCTTTGGCAGTGCGGCGGACGTATGAACCGAGCTTCGACAGCGCGCTTTTCGTTCCGTCCTTAACGTGCTTGATGACGTTCTCGCGGTCGAAGAACATGCTGAAGTCGATGTCGATAAATGTGTTAGCCACTCCGCACCCCTATGCCTCGCGTCCACACCGTCCTCGCGCCTTCGAGGTCTGCCGATGCGTTTCTTTTGGATTCATTGGCGAAGGGGTAAACGTCCTCCCACTTGATTGGGTTCTCCCTCGGCTGGCCGCTGTAGATCGCGAGCAGAATGTGAGCCGTATGTAGCCAGTCGTTTTTGTCTTTGGCTTGGTGCATCGACCACAGTTCGCGCAACGTGTAGGTCGTAGGATCAACGCCGATGACGCCTGCTAATCGGTAGGCGATTTCGATAACGTCAATTGCTCCAGCGTCAGGCCGTCGATTAGGGTCAGAGCTTTCGCCATCGCCTCGTCCCGAATCTTTTCCCCCTTCGTCATTTGCGCCCGCAGAATCGCGCTGCGGTGGGACGGGAAAAAATCAGCTAATGCCTCGATGAATGCTGAGGCGGCGTCATCGAGTGAGCCGCCCACCATTCCTTCGCCGAAGCTAACGTCCGTGATGCCTCGCTCTTTGCATTGCTCGGCGCACAAAACGTAAAGCATGTCCACGAACAGGCACGGATCGGAGAAGACTTTCGCGCCCTCGGGTTGGTCGATCTTGTTTAGGTCGATGTCGAGAACGTCGCGGAGCTTTTTCATCTGCCCAACGTGGACGATCAAATCCCATTCGCGGCCTTTGCCGTCTTTGAATCTTTTCACCTATCCCCCGCTTACGATGCCGGAACGACGTACCACGTGTTGAAGCTCGACGGCTTCGCTTCGACGGTCGCAAACAGAACGTTTCCGTTGCCCTCGTCTCGCGTCATGTCAGCAATCACGAAGTTGCCAGTCGGCCCCTCAGCACCCGGAACGGTCTTGAGGTCGGACAACGCATAGAGCGCGATTTCCGTTCCGTTCTTCCAAGCGTCTCGGATAGCGGTGTAGGCTGCATCGGCGTCGATGGTCGCCGGAATCTTGATCTCGAAAGAGATCGACAAATCCTTCAGCGAGGTGGCGTATTGTTTGACGCCACCGTTGTTGCGAGTTGTGTACTCAGGCGTGTCGCTCTTTGCGCCGACCTTTACGTTGCGAACCTCGGCAGCAATCGTGGCCGATACGCTCGGCGTAAAGTCCGCTTCAAGCGTTGCGCTGTAGTACAGCTTCGCATTCTCACCTAACTTGTAGTTAGCCATTTCTCTCCCCTTTTAGCGTGAGGCGTAGACCAAGTAGTCCAGCACCACGACCGTCAAAAACACTTCTTGCTGCTCTAAGTGGCTTTGGTCATAGGCCGATGCGGTAGTCGCTTTAATCAACGACCCAACGCCTACGTTCCTATTCGCACTGAAGAGCCGCTCGACCTCTTGCGCGAAGTAGAGCATTGCATCCACTTCGCTTGTGACTAAGACACCGTTGTCATCGCGACCAATGGTGTTGTAGATGCCCACCATGATGGTGTGCGTTTCTTCCGACTCGTTCCGAGTAGCCCCCTGCAAATCGACTTCGACCTTCGACGGAACAACAAACACCTTCAGTCCTGGCGTGGTCGAAATGTTGTAGTCGGGCTGATACGTCCGTTCGGCCACGAATGATTTGCTCAGCGATGCCGCGTTCAGAATTGCCGTTGCGCCAATCGCGAGATCAACCAGATTGGCGTTAGGCATTCGTCGTCCCCGTCTGTGTCGTATGGATGCGAATGCGCCTCCGCCCCGTATCGCTGAACTGATAGTGCTGATCCCCGCCGTCCGGCCTTCCGACCTTGAATGTCATCAGCTTGTTGCCCACGGTTTCCGTGATTACGTCGCCGCGTTGTGGCAAGACCGGAACCTCATTCAGCACGAGGTCGCAGACCTCCACGATGTAGTCGCGAGTCCTGAACCAAGTGGACGTTTGATCGTCGTTCTGGACGCTCAGATTCGATCGCCCCGGAATTGCAGTGAGGTAGACGAAGTTGGAGCCGCGCGCGTATTTGATTTGGACGCCAGCGACTTCCGACAACGTGCCCAATGCTTCCGAGATGATGCAATCGAACTGACCCACTCGTTCCCCCTCCCCATCAAAAGGGGCAGCCGCCGTTAGACGGCTACCCCTTCGTCTGTCATCACACAGAATTAGGTGAGCAGTGCTTCGGTCGAGCTGAGCGAGTCAGTCACGATGATCGGCACTCCGAACGATTCGGTCGGGAATGGAGCAGGCGCGCCAGTCGAGTTGGTGGCGGTTCGGCTCCTCTGGAGCTGCATGAGCGACCGACGATTAGCCACGATGTGAGTCGGGCCTTTGCTCGCCGGGAACTTCGCCATCGCCGTCGCGATCAACGCATCGGTCAAACCCTTGCCGGAGTCGGCAGTGAGGTTGGCGATACGAACGGCTGAGTAAGCCGTTCCGATCTGCAAGCCGATGTAGGCCGAGACCGGAACCATGTAAGCCGCGTAGGACTTGGCTGGCGTGGTGTCGTCGGCCTTCAGCACTTGGCTGACCTGGCCGACCTTGATCTCGCCATCGTTGCCGATGACGGCGGTCATGTCCTTCTCGTCAGCGGTCGTGCGGATCAACCAGACGCTGGAGCCGGTCGAGGCGGTCGTGCCCGTGGCATCGACAACCATTGTGTCGGCCGCGCCATCAAAGGCCGAGTTGTTGGACAACCCTGCGAAACCGTTCGCGTCAGCGCCGGTGCCGTAGAAGATTTGCTGCTCGACGGCGAACAATGCTTGCTGAAGGTTCGCGGTCGCGGCTCGCGCCAAGAACGCATCCGGGCCGTTCTTGTAGCTGTCCGCGATCGCCTTATCCTCGACCACGGTGGCGTCGAGATACTTCAGTGCGATGGTTACTTCAGTCCAACCAGCAGCTCCAACGTAGCGACCAGTGTTGACCGCGCGGAAACCCGCAGTCGGTGCAGTGGTCATCTTGATGTAGTTGTGGTTCGTGCCGTTCGATGCGGTCGTCGCGTTCAAGACGCGAAGGAACGGAGCATCGTTCAAGATGTCCGACGCACCCAAGTCTCGTGCGTTAAGATCGTTGAGCTTGACCAGATCGGCCAAGGTTGTGAATACGTTTGCCATTTACTCTTCCCCCAAAACTCATAGGTGTGCGGCCCCTTTCACCCCCTTTGGGTGTCGGTTGCTGACGTGCTATTGAGTGGTTTGTTACTTGCTTTGCGATGCAGGCATCTTGATGACGCTGACCATTCCCTCGGGTTTAGCTTGTGGCTTTTCGAGGATGTCGGTCTTCGTCAATTCGATGGCCTTATCAGCGCCACGGTCTACTGCCGTGAGTCGCTTTTTCAGTTGTTCGTTCTCGGCCTTCAGAGCGAGATTGAACTTGCTCGTGGCTTGTGAGAGCGACAACCCTTCCGCGAAATACGAGGCAGCAAGTTCGTTGCCGAACTCTTTCTGGAACTGCTTGAACTCGTT